GTAAATTACATTGTAATCATTTAATACACGGTAATTATAAAGAAAAGCCATCAAAAGAATTATGTTATCATTTTATGAAAGATGGTAAGTATTTATAAATAATATAATAAACTAAAATAATATAATAAACTAAAATAATATAATAAACTAAAATAATATAATAAACTAAAATAATATAATAAACTAAATTAATATATGTATATAGTATAAAAGTTAAATACCAATAATTTAATAAAATGGAAAAATTTAAGACTAATATATATAATATTTATGAATTAATAAAAAGTGAAAAAAATCAAAAAAGTTTAATAAATACTCAAGTCTTATCAAAACAGTATTTAGCCTATTATATTTATAGAATTATAACTAAATATATAACATTAATAGAAACTGCTGTTGGTAAAGAAGATATAAACTTTGTATTTAAATTACTTAGAATACCAGCATCTCATGATATAACAAAACCTTATCCAATGGCTGGTAAATTAACAAGTGAAACAGAACATTTAGATTTAATTATATTAGGTGGGTTAGATATGTTTGAAAAAGTTGATAATTTTTTAAAAACATTAAATAAAAAAAATAAGCAAGATAAATATGGTGAATTTTATGAATTTTTAGAAGATAAAACATTAGAAAACATAATAAAAGATTTAATGAACTTACAAAAATTATTACCTGGTATTTCTGTTCCTATTATTAGACCTAATTATTATAATGATAATAAAATATAATAATTTAATTTTTATTTATTTTTTTCAGTTTTAATTAAAATTATTTTCTTTCTTAATAATAATAAATTATTATTTAATTTAATCAACTTTAAACTTTATATTTAATTCAGGTATATATATTATATTAAAAATGACTTTATCTGTCTCATCTATTCATTCTATGGCTAATGGTATTTCAAATACATTATCTGGTAAATCTGCCTTTACAAATAACAATAATAATGCGACTTTAGAAGAAATGTCCTTCGGTCAACAACTTGTCTATTTCTTTGTCTTATTTATCATTATCTATTTCGTTATGTTTATTGGTAGTGTTATTTTTAATGACAGTGTTGTTAGAATATTTCCTGGTGTTAAGAAAGTCAATACTACTGATTTCTTAGGATTATACATAGTTTTACATATGTTATTCTGTTAAATAATAACTATATACTTTAATTATTTAACAAAATACTCTATTATTTTATTATTTTATTTTTATAAATTTTCAAATTATTATATAATAATATACTAATAGAATTATTAATATATTACTAGAATTATAAATATTCAAATGAACCAAAAAGAGTTTAATATAGTTTTAAAAGATGCTTCTAATGAATTTAATTCATTTAATCAATTATTATACCAAACTTTAGTATTGATAATAATTTATAATTTATTCAATAGAATTGAAAATATAAAAAAACATAAATCATTTATATTTTTAGTTTTAGTTATAACTATTATATTAGATTTATGTATGTGGAATAATTATATTCAATCCGCTTTATTCATATCCATTTTAATAATATATAGTTCTTATAATTTTAATAAGTCTAAAACAGTAGATTTATTTATAAATATAATGAGTAAAAACAATCTTAAATATAAACAACATAACAAATATATAAGAGAAAATTATAAAAATGAATTAGAAACAAAACTAAAAAATGAAAATGATATTAACGAAATAACATTTATACCTAAGAATTTTATTCAAAATAGAAATCAAAATGAAATAATTAATAGTAATAATAATAATATTAATATCAATAATAATCAATCTCCAGAACCATATAATAAATTAGAACCAACACTTAATCAAATAGATGTTGTATATAAAGCATCAAAACCAAATACATTTATTACAGATTCAAAATATGCTGAAATTATGTTAAATGAATTATATAATACACCACAATATAATAATATAAATAAAACTTGTTTAGATAAATCTCTAGATAATGATATAAATAATTAAGTAAAATAATTAAGTAAAATAATTAAGTAAAATAATTAAGTAAAATAATTAAGTAAAATAATAACTAAGCACACAATTAAAAATAAAAAATAAAAACAAAAAAAAATTGGAAAGATAAATGTTTTATACTTTAGTATAAAAGCCTAAGTTGTAATTATTATTTGATTACAAATCTATTAAAAGTATTAAGTTTCTCTAGATTCATAATTAATTATATTTTGTTAATTGCTAAATAAACAAGTATAAATAATAGAACTACCTCAATTTCTTAAGTTAATTATATGTAAAATACTCGTAATCAGTAAAAACTACTCGATAATTATATAAATTAAAACTTAATTAATATCTCACCACAATCTAATAATCTATATGATTATTTGATATTGCATATTAAACATTTTAAATATTTAATTGCTTTTTTGTTTTATATTTATAACTAGAATTTTATGTATTTATTTACATAAAATATAAATAAATACATAAAATTCTAGTTATAAATATACACTTATTTTTATTAAAGAATAAAAAAATCAATTTTTATTAGTTTTTTAATAATGTCTATTTTTTTCTAAAATAAGCATTAAATTACAAATTATTTAAAATATAAATATTTATATAATATAATAAATTAATATAAATAAATTATAATAAATTAATATAAATAAATTATAATAAATTAATATAATAAATAAAATGTTAAAAGAAAATATTAAAATTATATTATTGTATATTTTTGTAATAGTATTATTATTTTGTATAATGTATTTATTTATATATAATAATAAAGAGATAAGATTTGATAATAATATTAAAATTAAAACATTTGAAAAGTTTAACAATAACAAATACGATATGTATTTAAATAATTTAAACATTCTAAATAATAATATTAAAAACAATGGTATAGAAATAACAGAACTAATAAATAAAGTTAATGAATTAAAAAATAATAAAAATAAAAACAATAATATAATCTTAGATAAATTAAATAATATGTTTTGGAATAAATATTTAGAAAATATAAATAGGAAAAATGCTGTTGTTTTTAATGAATATTTAAAATATAATGAACCTGAAAAATAAAAAGTAAATTAATTATATATAATAAGTCTATATATCTCTTTCTTTTGGTGTTTTATAAGGTATATTTAAAAATTTAAAGACATCTTCTTCTGTAGCACAAGGTATTAATGTATTATCATTCTTATTTTTAAATCCAAATTCACTTAAACTATATCCTTTGCCAATTGCTATTTTTCTAACATCTGTATTAAAATTAGCACTTCCTGTAAAATATAATATGGCTGAACCATAACTATCGTAAGGCATAAATCTAATATCTAAACGTCTAGCCACATTATGTTTTTTATTTGATTGTTTAATCATACACATTCCCATAAATTTTTGTAATCCCATATCCAATTGGTCTATAATAAAATCAACATTAATTAACATTTCTACAAAATTTGCTAAAATATTATATTTATTTGTCTTAATATCATCTAGTGTTTTAATAGAAGGGTGAAATAAACAACAATCAATATCTCCTGATTTATCACGACCTCGTCTATATGAACCACATAACATTACTTTTATGTCTTTATTCATATGCTCTGCTATACGTATAAGTATCGTTTCTGCTTTTACAATTTCTTCTCTAGGTATTTTTTGAGTTATATCGTGAAAATATTTTAGACCTACTAATGTGCTTTTATGTATTTTATGTAATAATTTAGTTTCATTTTCTAATGTTTGTTTTAAATGAGTATCTAGAATAGTTTGTTTTTGCCAATTCACAATACTATTCCATTTTTCAGTTGTATAAGCAGATGGTTTATCCATTTTTTGTGTTAAAAGTATTGATTTTTTTGGATTTTGTGAAATTAGGTCAGTCCATTCTTTCATTAAACCTTCTAATGTAATACCTTTTTCATATAATTGAAGTGCTGATTTTGGACCAACACCATGTAATAATTGTAAGTCATAAATAGCCCCACCTCTAGTATCAGTAGGACGAGGTATAGATGCCATTATTTTAGGTATTGATTCTAAATTAGTAGTATTTATTTTACTACTATTATTATCTGTTTTTTTACATTTATCTGTTTTTTGTTTTTTATTAGGTTCAAGTTTAATAGTCTCTAATTGTTTAATAGATTTACTCGTCTTATCACTTTCATTTTCTTTCATAATTATTTCATCAGTATCATCAATTGAACTATCTACACTTACAATACTATTACTTAAATTAGCATCTATATTACTACTATTATTAGAATTTAATGTAGTTTCGGTATGACTATTTTTATTTTTGTATTCTTTTTCTAGTTTATTAATATCTAATTTTGTTTCTTCAATATCTTTTATATCTCCATTATCAAATAATTCACATAATTTAGTTTCAAGTTTTTCAGTAAATTTTAATGTTTTTATATCACTAATTGTATTTATCTGTATGCTATTTTTAATTTGTGTATCTAATAATACAACCCATTTCATATAATTTTTTATTTTAAATTGTGTTGCTGTTGAATCTTTTTTACGTTCTAATTTAATAAACCAATCACTTTGATTATGTCTAAGAAAAATTAATTCCTGAATTAATTGTTTTGCTTTTACAAAAAATTCTTTCATTTTTAAATGATAATATGGATGATATTAAATTAATACTTATATTAATAATTAATAATAATTAATAATACTTAATAATACTTAATAAATTATGTTTATACTATTTTAAATTCAATTTTTATAATTTATAAAACTATATTAAATCATAAAATAAAAAATAAAAAATAAATTTTAATAAATAAAATAAAGTGTTTAATAATTTTATAATAATTTTTTCTAATAGTTTATATATTTTTTCAAATAGTTTATAATAATTTACATAATTTCTTTCAAATCATTAGTATACCAATATTCAGTATTTTCACTATTAATTTTATAAGCAGTTGACTCAAAAATAACATCATTAAATACATCCATATACATATCATATACTTTTTTAGTAGGAAGTAATAATGTAAAACCAAACATTCCTGTATTATTTACTATAACATTTTTAATGTTAAAATTTTCATATTTAATATTAAATAATCCATTAAAGAATTCAGATGAATTAAAATGTTTTTGAGAATTACTAATTGCTAAAACAACAAAATCTTTATTTTTATAGGCATCATTAGATAAATAATTTAGAAAATTAATATTATTAATAATAATATCTTTTATGTTAATATCATAATTTTTAAATTTTTCATAATCATAATTAAATTTCATTAACATATAATTATCATTTGTTTGTGAATTAATTTTATTACCTTCTGTGTGTTTGTTATTACGCAAATTATATTTTGATGTAATAATATCAATTGGATTTTTTGTTTTAATACGCAATAAGATATAATAATTATTAGTAGTGTTATATTTCATTTTTTCAATAATATATTTATTGTTAATTTCAATTTCTTTTAAACTATCTATGAAAATACCTTCTGTAATTTTATTAGAACTTGTATTAATATTATGAAAAATATTATTAATCTGCTTATTATATTCTTTTTTTTTATTATATAAGTCTTTTTCATAAATACATTGTAAATAATAATTAAATAATTTGTTTACGCTATAAATTAATAATGTTATTAAAAACAATGTAATATATGTATTAATTTGTAATTGTATTAAATTATTATAAAAAGTAATATTTAAATCCATAGTAATTTCTTGTAATTCAGTAATATTATTAGAGTTTAAAATTTTAGTTAAAGTTTCATCAGTGCTTTGATTAATTTCATTAATATAATTACTAATATCTTCAGGAAGATGACTTCCAAAAGAGACTATATGATTAAAAGGTTCAACAATCATATGGTCAAATAAATTATAAGTTCCCATTATATTAGTATTACCACTCATTCTTACTACTAATATTATTTAAATACTACTTTTATTAACTCAATAATATAGATTTTACAAAATAGTTTTTAAATATATATGTATCTAATTATAATTTTAAATTTCAATTTTTTGTTTTACTATTTTTTAATAAAATAATTTATAATTTTTATAAAATAAATAAAAAATAAATAGTCTCCAGAATAAACTTATAATTTAATAAGTAAAATATACTATAATGTTAATAAATATACTATAATCTTAATAAAATAGATGTAATTTATTAGAACTACGTGTAATTGCTGTATATAATAATTTTAATTTCTCAGCATCACGACTATTAGACAAAATATTAGCATAATCAATATAAACATCATCATACGTGCTACCTTGGGACTTATGAACTGTAAGAGCATAACCATAATCTACTTCAGGATAACAGGATGTAATAACGTGGCTCATATAATGTCCAAAAAGTTGGCTTAATGTAATATATTTTGAACTTGAAGTAGTATCATTAATATCACTACTAGGCTCATTTTCTTCATTTAATAATTTATTGATAGAATTCAATTGTTTTTCTTCATTACGAGAAAGTAATAGTTTAACTTCATAACTATTTTTAATAATAGTTCGAAGTTGTTTTATAGTTTCCACATTTGCTTCATTATTCATATTTAAAATAGGTATATTTTTAGAAATTGATTTTTCAGTTGAAGAAAAAGAGACCAAATCACATAAAACCATATCAAATTGTAATTTATCAGTAGCATCAATAAAATCTTTAATATAAATTGAAGTATTCATTTGGCTCATAAATTTAGTTAGAAAGAAAGAACATTTTTTACACCCAATCTTATCATTTGGTATTCCAAATAATTTTATAGACATTAACATATGCCATTTTATATAAATAGATGTTTTAACATAATTAGAAGTAATTTTTGAAAGATTATAAATATTATAATTAGGTATTAATAAATTATACTTAAGTGATAATTCATCAGTAAATACATAATTATTAGTAGTAAGTCGTTCATTTAAATTATGATGTAGATAAAATAGATTACGATAGAGTAATAAATCTTTTGCTTCTTTAATAATATCATCTTTGCTATTACTATCTTTATCTTTTTCTATTTCTGTTTTATTATCATTATCATTGACATTATCATTATCAGTTTTCTCAGCAATTTTAAAATAATCATCAATACTTTTTCCATTTTGATACTGTTTTTTATCACTCGTTAATTTTAATACATCAGCATCTAATACACTATCAATATCAATGTTAAAAACAGTTTTTTTTTCATCTGTTTTTTCATTATTTATATTAACAATAACATTACACCATTCTCTAAAACTTAATGGTTTATAAGTAGTTTCTTTTAAATTTGCTACATAAACAATGCTACTTGAAAATAGATGGTTATTATATTTATAATAGGGAGATTTAATTAATAATTTATCACCTTTAATAATATATATACTTTCAATATGTTCTACATCTTCAAATAAATGAGTTCTAATTTTAGTATTTAATAAATTACAACATTTATTAGTCCATGCTAGAGCCATTGTATCAAATAATTCTTTTTGTTGTTCTGTGTCAATATCTTCTTTTTCTTTAGTTTTTTCTTCTATTAATAAATCTTTTTCAATATCATCATTTGTTTTAGTTTTATCTAATTTTAATGTTTTACGAATTAGTTTTAAATCTTTTTGTTTAGATTTTATATCTTTTACGTATGTTCTAACCCATCTACCAAATTTTTTATTATATAAAATAACATTATCTACATTATCAATATTATGAGATAATAAGTTAAATGATGGAATTATATTATAAATCTTATCTCTTAATTTATTTGCAATAAGTGTAATATCACTTTTACATCTTTCTACAATTTTTAACGACATCATTACAGTATGTATTTTTGGGTTGCTTTCACTTAATTTATTAATTTCAAAAGAAGGTGAAATCGTTTCATTTACAGGTGGTAATTGACAAAAATCCCCAATATAAATAATAGGACATTTAATTATATTTAATAATTTAGTTGTTGGAGTATCAATCATACTACATTCATCAACAATAATAGATGTTTTAGAATAAAGTTCTTTATTATATTTGTCCACAATTTTTTTTTCATTTCCTTTTGTAAATTCTTCTTCACCCATTTCATTAATCACACGACTAATACTTAATAATTGAGAAACTGTTAAAAATGTAATTTTTTTTGAGAAAATAATAAGAATTTTAGAAAATAATGTTTCATTTTGTTTTTTAATAGTATCATCATTGTTATATTTACTATCATTCATTTGGGTATCATTTATTATTTGTGTTTCTTTAATACTATATATTGTTAATTCTTTAATATAATTATTGTATTTATTAACTAATACATCTTTTGCTTTATTTGTAGGAGCAGTTATAATAAACTCATTTATATTTTTTAAAAATTCAGACATACTTTTAATATCATCACATAACTCTATTTCTTTTATATAGTTTCTTATTTGTTCTATTAAAATATTGATAAGTGTTGAAATAATAATTGTTGTTTTACCTGTTCCAGCACTACCGTTAATTAATAATTTACTATAAGGTTTATACTCTTTAATAAATTTAGTTATATCTAGAATACACTTTTTTTGTTCTTCATTAGGAATAAACGAAGTCATTATAACTATAAACTAAATTTATAAAAATAAATTACTATTTGATATACTATTTGATATACTATTTTATTATTTTTAAATGTATTATTATTATTTATTAAAATAAGGTATTATTTTTAAATATATTGTAATATAAAAAGAAAAGGAAAAAGTAAATCAATTTTTACAATAACATATCACTATAATTATTTAATTCTATTCTATTCATTTCATATTGAATAGAAGGATTTGTTAAATTTTGTATTTCATTATCATTATTTAATTTATTATTTAATTTATTATTATTCATTATCTTATTATTCATTATCTTATTATCTATACTTGTAAAATTATTAATAGTATTATTTTTATTTTTATCATTAACGTTTTTACCTTGTTCTTTAAAACCTTCTTTATCAGAAAATAATTTTATCATATCTATACCATTATTTAAAAGATTTATTTCTGTCATTTTTTAAGTTAATTTATTTATTTATTTATATATTTATAATTTTATTATATTTTTATTAATTTATTATATTTTTATTAATTTATTATATTTTTATTAATTTATTATAATTTTATTAATTTATTATATTTTTATTAAATTATTTTATTTGGAAAAGGATTAGAATTAAATATTGTGCCTTTTATAAAATAATACATAAATATAAAGAATATAATCATAAATAAAAGTGTTCCACCAGCAAATGCAAATGCTAATAATATACCTAAAAAAAACATAGGCAGACCAATATATAGAATTACAAATGGTAAAAAATCAACATAAAACCATTTTACAAATCCACCTATCCCGGAACCTAAAGTTTTAATAAAATCCCATAGAGTAGAATCTAACATTTTTATTATACTATAATTATTATTATAATATATATTATAAATATAAAATTTAAAATAATAAAAATATAAAATAATAAAAATATAAAAGTTAAATTGTTTAATTTACTAGTAATATAGTAAATAAAAAAAATTAAATTGCATTTACACTATAGTTAGGTTGTTTTTCACCAAATTCACGTGTCATCATATCATCAGGATAATTAAAAACACCTTTGGGACCATCAAATGCTGTTGAAAAATCAGCAGGTTTAGAACCAATGGCTAAAAAATCACCACCACGTTGAGATTTAGATTTTTTAGATTTCTTAGATTTTTTAGATTTCTTAGATTTCTTAGATTTCTTAGATTTCTTAGATTTCTTAGATTTCTTAGATTTCTTAGATTTCTTAGATTTCTTAGAGTTATGTTTGCGTCTCATTTTTTTACTTCCACCAGTAAGAGCACCATTGCCACAAACAGATTGATCTGGATGTCCGCTAACAATTTGACCGCCAATAATAGCAGGAGGAGCATTATCATCATATGCTTTATAAACAGGTTGACCACCTATATATTGGGAAGTATCAACAATATAACCAGAGCCATTTTGTTTATCGCGATGTGAGCCACAACTAGAACCACCATTTTGTTTATCGCGATGTGAGCCACAACTAGAACCGCCATTTTGTTTATCGCGATGTGAGCCACAACTAGAACCACCTTTAAACGTTAAATCAGCATCTAAATTTTTAAGATATTGTTTGAATGATTCAGTTTTAGGACGACTAGTTCCAACGCCATCATCTCCACAATTACTACCACCAGATTGTTCTAATGGAATAGGACCTCCATAATTCATAAATTTATTATCTAAATCAAGAGATGCTTGAGGATTTAAATTGTGAGCATTTGCTTCACCAGCACCACTATAAATTGCTTTATCATTTGTATAATCTAATACACATGCATTTGAAACACCACCACGTTGAGTTTTTTTAGAAAAAGAACGTTTAGATTTTTTAGCAATTTTATTGGAAGTTTTAGATAATTTATTAAGTTTTCTACCACTACAAGACATTATTTAAAATATAATATAAGTTAGTTTAAATATGAGTTAGTTTAAAAGTATAACTTAAATTTATATAATTAATTTTAAAATTATTATATATTAATATTAATAAATATTATTATTATTATTAAAATGGTAATTATAAATTTTTATTAATTTAAAAATAATATGAATTAAATTAATAATCTTAAATATAATTTAAATAAAATTTATATAATTTAAATAAAATGACAGACGAATTAATAAAAAAGGAAATAATACCTGAAATAAGAGTTGGTGTTGGTGGTAATATTGATGCTGGTAAATCAAGTTTTGTTGGTGTAATGACACAAAATGTATTAGATAATGGTAGAGGTTATGCTAGGTCATTTGTAATGAAACATAAACACGAATTGGAGAGTGGAAGAACAAGTGTTGTAGTTCAACATTATATACGTAATGAAGATAAGATTATTGAATTTACAGATTTAGCAGGACACGAAAAATATCTTAAAACAACAATAAAAGGGATTAGTGGATGTTTAATAGATTATGTTGCTATTATAATAAATGCTAATACAGGAATACAGTTAATGACACGAGAACATATCAGTTTAGTATATACATTAAGAATACCTATGTTTATTGTTTATACTAAAACTGATTTATGCCCTCCTAATATTTATAAAATGAATTTAGATTATATTAATACTTATTATAAAAAGAAAATGGGTTTAAATACTTGTGTCATTAGTAATGATGAAGAAAGAAAAGAAATACAATCTAGTTTTACTAAAGGAACTAAATCAGTGCCTATTTTTCCTATAAGTAATGTATCTGGAAATGGCGTTGAACTTGTAAAAACATTTATAAAAGAATTAGAACTTTATACGAAATATAAAGATGTCTATAATGGTAATACTAATTTTATAATAAATAAAACATATATTGTTAATGGAATAGGTATGGTAATTAGTGGTGTTCTTAAATCTGGCACAATAAAAAAAGGTGATGTATTATATCTTGGACCAAATGGTAATGGATTTTTACGTGATGAAAATAATGTTATACTTGATAAAACAACATTAAGTAAAAAGATGATAACAAAAATAACTACTAAAATTGAATATAAACAAAATGAAACGAAACAAAATGAAACGAAACAAAATGAAACGAAACAAAATGAAAGTGATTTACATAATTATTATAAAGTTGTTGTTAAAAATATACATAATAATTTTAAAGAAAATGTAGATGTATTATACGCAGGTCAATCAGGATGTTTTAATATTAAACCTCATAGTAATAAAACAGTATTAAAACGTAAAATGGTAAAAAAAGGTATGAGATTAGTGAGCGTTATTAATAGTGTAAGTGAATTTGATGCGAAAATAAAAATATTACATAATCCATCGACTATTACTAAAAAATACCAACCTACAATTAATTGTGAAGGTATATCACAATGTGTTAAAATATTAGAAATGGATAAAGAATATTTAAGGTCATTTGATGAAGCCAATGTGAGATTTAAATTTATGTATAAACCAGAAGTAATTGAACCAGGTTCTCTATTTTTATTTAGAGAAGGATTAACAAAAGGAATTGGGAAAATTATTAATGTGTATTAAATATTTATCATTAAAAATTTATTATTAAAAATTGATTTTTATTATTTAAATTAATAATTAATATCAATTTATAATATTATCTAATTTTAATCTAATTCTAATTAAATTGAAAAATATAGTATAAAAAATGTCTTCTCAATTAAATGAAATTACTAAAACAAATGAAAAAAGTAAAACTATCATACCTGAAATAAATAATATATATAAAGATATAATTACACCAAAATTAAACAAAATTGTTGATACAATTGATAAAATTGCTGAACAAAATAAAGATGACACTAAATCTAAAGAAACTAAACAAGCAGAAGCATGTTTTACCTTTTTAGGTCATAATATGAATAGTATTTGTAATGAAAAAGACCACGATGGATATGGATTAAAATTTTTTCAATGTATGGATTGTTCTCATTAAATTATAAAAATATTACAAAAAAAAACATTAATAAATTAATTTAGTTTATGTAAAATTATTTTTAATTTTTTTTTATTTTTTTAATTATTTATATTATTTATATTATTGATATATATATATATATATATATATATTAATAATATAAATAATAAAAAAAAATTAAAATTTATAAATATGGGTAATACTTTACCTTCCTCAACAACAGCATCACCAACTCCTACACCAACGCCTACTCCAACGCCAACGCCTACTCCAACAATAATGAATAGACCAACTCCTACTCCAACGCCTACACCAACTCTAACTCCAATGCCAACTCCAACAACAATGAATAGACCAACTCCTACTCCAATGCCAACTCCAACAACAATGAATAGACCAACTCCTACTCCAATGCCAACTCCAACAACAATGAATAGACCAACTCCTACTCCAATGCCAACTCCAACAACAATGAATAGACCTACTCCTACTCCAATGCCTACTCCAATAACAATGAATAGACCAACTCCTACTCCAATGCCAACTCCAACAACAATGAATAGACCAAATCCTACTCCAATGCCTACTCCAACAACAATGAATAGACCAAATCCTACTCCAATGCCTATTCCAACAACAATGAATAGACCAAATCCTACTCCAATGCCTACTCCAACAACAATGAATAGACCAACTCCTACTCCAACTATAGCAAAAAACACATCGAATAATAATTATAGTGATTATAATATTGGTATGATGTTAAAAGGTAGTAATAATACTGGTAATTTAAATGATTTTATTGCTAAAAACACATTATTAGGAAATAATCTTTATATATCTCATATGAGTCAATCTGGACTTGTTGGAGATGATTATGAAGACCATATATTTAATAAAACTAAAAAAAATAAAATTATTGATAGTACATTTACACCTATGATACACCTTTTATAACTTTATTATTTAATTTTTATTATTTAATTATTATTTTTCTTATTATTTTTAAATAATATTAATATATAGTATACTATAATTATCATAAATAAAATGAATATAATATCAACTATAACATTATCAAAAACAATTCATAAAGATATAAATGCTAGTATTATTCCTGTATTATTAACTAAACTTAAAACAAAAACTTTATTTGAATATGTATCAAAATTTATACCTATTCCTAAACATTATAATACACTTTTAAATACAATTGAAGAAAATATGAAAGAAAATAATCTAGGTATGGCTAATTTAACTATTGAATATAATAATACTAAAAATAGTAATAATAGTAATTCTATAATTAATAATACTAAAAAGACTAAAACAAAACAAACTAAATCAAAACAAACTAAATCAAAACAGACTAAAACAAAACAAACTAATCAAATTAATACAATACACCAACTTTTTATTATACCTATAAATGATTTATCTTATAATAAAAAAGATGATAGTGAATTATTAGAATTAGCAAGAGTATCTGGCAATGCTATGTTTAATAGATTAAAAAATAATAAAATAGTTAAAGTAAATATTATTGATACGCTAGATACAACTTCCAATGAAACTACTTATATTGAAGCCATTATGGAAGGTTTATTATTATCATCTTATCGTTTTTTAAGTTATAAAACAGAAAATTCATTAACAAAGAAAAAAGATAAATTTGAAATAAAAAAAATACATCTTGTTTTACCATCATATAAACGTGATATACATAAAGATAGTATTATAGATAAATTACAAAAATTACTCAATCAAATTAAAAGTGTATTTTTAACTAGAGATTTAATAAATGAACCAGCCAATGCTACAAAAATAAATTTATTTATTACGACTGTAAAAAATTATATTAAAGAAAATAATATACCTATTAAATTAAAAGTATTAGATAAAGATGATTTAGAAAAATTAAAAATGGGTCTAATTTTAGGTGTAGGTAAAGCAAGTCTTAAAGAAAATGAACCTAAAATTATGATATTAGAATATGATGGTGTAGATAGTAAAAATAAAAAAAATAGTCCTGAGTATGTTTTACTAGGTAAAGGCATTACATTTGATACTGGAGGAACTAATTTAAAAAGAGGTCGCAGTTTAATTGAAATGAAAACAGATATGTCAGGAGCAGCAGTAGTTGCTTCTTTTTTACTAGGTTATGCTATGAATAAAGGGTCTAAAAATATATATGCGATGTGTCCTTTGGTTGAAAATAACATTGGTTCAGGAGCAATAAAACCTAGTGATGTATTAACATCATATAGTGGTAAAACAGTAGAAATTACAAATACAGATGCCGAAGGTCGTCTTATATTAGCCGATGTTTTATCTTATGTATCTATAAAATATCCTAAATCTACAATTATAGATTTTGCTACATTAACAGGACAACAAGAACAATTATCTTGTAAAATGTTTAGTAATATATTATCATCTAATAGCGAAAGTGAAGTAAAAACATTAATTGAAAAAGGAAAACATATTAATGAAGCATTAGTAGAATTACCTATGATGGATAAACATTTAAGTAAATTAAAAAGTTATGTTGCTGATATTCGTAACGCAAGTTTTAGTTGTAGTGCTGATATTATAATGTCATCATTGTTTATGAAACAATTTATAAATAAAAATACGAAATGGATACATATTGATATCGCAGGTCAAAGTTATAAAACAGATGATATTATAAAATACGCATCTCCAGAAGCAAGTGGTGTTGGTGTTAGATTATTATTTGCGTACTTTGAATAATATTAATTAATAATAAAATACATAATACTATTAAAATTTGAAAAACGGATATTTTAAAATAACTACAAAAAATTGATTTTTTAATTTATAAATTTAATTATTGTCTTCTCCCCAAGAAAACTATCTATTTTAATTAATAGTATTTTTTATTTTACTTTTTTATTTTATTTTTTTTTTAATATTTATTATTAATAGTAAATTAATATTTATAGTATATAATTTTTCATAATGTATTTAAAACAATTATTAAATAATAAATTTAGTATTATTATTATAATTTTAATAATAATATTAGTAATTTATTATATAAATAATAATATTATAAATCGTGAAGAATTTGAGGGAAATAATAATGTTTTAAATAATAATAATATAAAAAATGCTGTTAATGAATGGATTAATGAAGATACACGTGTGAGTGCTGAAAGTAAATATGGAGGACATATATCAAATTGGGATGTTAGTAATGTTATTGATATGTCTCAATTATTTAAGAATAAACCTAAGTTCAATGAAGATATATCAAATTGGGATGTTAGTAATGTTATTAATATGAATAGTATGTTTAGTAATGCTAAAAGTTTTAATAAAGATATATCACAATGGAATGTTAGTAATGTAACAGATATGTTTGGATTATTTCAAAATGCTAAAGAATTTAATCAATCTATAAATAATTGGAATGTTAGTAATGTAACTAATATGATAGCAATGTTTCAAGGTGCAACAAATTTTAATCAAAATTTATCAAAATGGGATGTTAGTAATGTTACTGATATTTGGAAGATGTTCTCAAATGCAAGTAATTTTAATGGTAATATATCAACCTGGAATGTTAGTAAAATTACTAATATGATGGACATGTTTAATAATGCTATAAGTTTTAATCAAGATATATCCAATTGGGATGTTAGTAATGTTATTTATATGCACAATATGTTTTATAATGCTAGAAGTTTTAATCAAGATATATCACAATGGAATGTTAGTAATGTCGCTACTATGAATGGAACTTTTTTTAATGCTAGAAGTTTTAATCAAGATATATCAAATTGGAATGTTATTAAATTAGAGAACACACTTAATATGTTTTCTAATACAAATTTATCAACTATTAATATTAATAAAATAAAAAACAAATGGATTATATATGAAAATATTAATGATAGAATTTTAAATCATGCTTTCTTATTTATTTTTGATGGAAAAAATATTAATATAACAAATAATAATACAATTATTCTAGAAAATGACAATTTTAAATTTGAATTTAAAGATAATAAATTACAAACATGTAATAAATCCACATTTAATTGTGATATATTTTTTGAATATGTAGGTGATATTAATAATATTACTTTAATGTTAAATATTGATGGTTCTATAGATATTATTAATATAACAAATTACGAAAAATTATTTAAAACTAAAAAAATTCTAATTGAAAACTTTAATGATGAATATGTAAATAAACTATTAAATTTAGTATTATCTAATGATGGAGAATTACTAGTAATGGATGAAAACACAATTGTTCATAAAATTATTACTGATAAAGAATTACAAACAACACAACCTTATACAACACAACCCCAAACTACACAACCCCAAACTACACAACCCCAAACTACACAAGCAAATGTAAGCAATGATAATCAATTATTATCTAATATTTCAGATGAAACTATTGTTTCTCTTTTAAATAGTGGTGTTGATTTAATGAAACTTTATTCTGATAAAAATTATATGTCAGAAAAAGGTATGCATTTTGATTCTCAACTTAAAGGACCATCTACTAATATATATCAAAAAAATTTTTCAGGAACTTCTAATGTATATTCACCTTATTTATATTATAATAAAAATAAAAATACACAACCAATTATTACTGAAGAACCTATTACAACAATATATGAAACTTATTAGTATAATAACTAAAATGGTATCGGTATTGATAATAATAATATAGTATAATAATGTCTAATAATACTGATAATACTGATATAACATTTATTGAAAAATAAAAAAAATCGAAACTAATCGATGTCTTCTCCCCAGATGACAACCTATCTAATTAAACTCTTTAGTTTTAAACTTAATTAAATGGCACTATATGTGCTTATCGATTAAATTACTTTCAGATTTTATGTTTAACTATACAATGATAAAATATTCATTATATAGAAAAACATTTATAATTATAAAAAAAATAATAAATCAATTTTTTTTCAACTATTACTTTTTTTGCTTATTTATTTTCATATTTTATTTAATAATTTTCAAATAATTTTCAAATAATTTAATATTTTCGATAGTTTTTAATATTTTTTTTATATTTTTTAGTGTAAAATTTAATTATTTAAATGTAATCTATTTAATTTTATTTTTTTATAATTAAAATATTCAAGTAAAAAAATATTTGTTTAATTTAATAAACGCTTTACAAACTTTAATAACTTTATTTATATTAACTAATTAAAATGGGAGGAGGTCTTATGCAACTTGTCGCTTATGGTGCCCAAGATATTTATCTTACTGGCAACCCTCAAATTACCTTCTTTAAGGTCGTTTACCGTCGTCACACCAACTTCGCTGTTGAATCCATTGAACAAACCTTCAATGGCACTGCTGATTTTGGCAAACGTGTCACTGCCACCATCTCTCGCAATGGTGATTTAATTCAACAAATGTATCTTGAAGTTGAAACCCCTGCTATGACTGGTTCCGGTTCTATGTTTACATATGGATTTGGTAATGCTCTTGTTAAACAAGCCGAAATTGAAATTGGTGGTCAACTCATTGACCGTCAATATGGCAACTGGATGAACATCTGGACTGAACTTACCACCCCCGAAGGTAAACGTGCTGGTTATGATGATATGATCGGTAACAAAGCCAGTGGTGGTAGCCAAACTGGTAATGTTTCTGCTGAATCTAAACAACGTTTCTATGTTCCTCTTCAATTCTGGTTTAACCGCAACCCCGGTCTTGCTCTTCCCCTTATTGCTCTTCAATACCACGAAGTCAAACTTAACCTCGAACTTCGCCCCACTACTGAATTAACTAACGTTGCTTCAGTTACTGAAACTTCTGGTCTTACTTGCAAACTCTATGTTGATTATATCTACCTTGACACTGATGAACGTCGCCGTTTCGCCCAAGTCAGCCACGAATACCTTATTGAACAAGTTCAATTTACTGGTGCTGAATCTATTGCCGCTGCTGCCACCACCAAAAACGTCACCCTTAACTTTAACCACCCCGTTAAAGAACTTGTCTGGGTTCACACTAACACCGCCAATGCTACTGCCGGTGCCTCCACTGGTAACAGATGGTTTAACTATGCTGGTTGCACTTCCGCATCTGATGATGTTGATTCTTTCACCTCTGCTCTTCTTCAACTTAACGGTCATGACAGATTTTCTGTCCGTTATGCCGACTATTTCCGCAAAGTCCAAAACTACGAACACCACTGCCGTGTTCCCCGTGTTGGTCGTGATTTAGATACTGATAGTGCCCGCCAACAATATATCTACACCTATTCCTTTGCTCTTTCCCCTGAAGAACACCAACCCAGCGGAACCTGCAATTTCTCCCGTATTGATAACGCCGTTCTTCAACTTAAATATGGTGCTGAATCTACCTTCACCGCACAAGACACTGCCATGAACCTCAACGTCTATG